CCTGTTGTTGTTACAGCCTCAGCGTTATCCACATCATAGAAACGGAACGCAGGTAAACCTAACACACCATATAAAGAGTTCAATAAGATTTTTTGTACCAACTGTCTTTTCTTATAGAAAGCGTATTTCTCTTTGTCACCACTCTCACCATATTTCTTTTCCAATGCTCTAAATTCCACACGTTGTTTAAACCAAAGGTCTAAGATATCAGGAATACAACCTACTTTATTAGTAGTGTACAGAACTCCGTTGGATGATATAGCGTATTTACTTTCATCTAATAACTTCTTAAGATTTTCTTTTGTAATACTTTTCTCACCTAAGAAAAATGTATCAATCTCACCTTTCATAAACTTTTGTGCATCCCAATTATCAATCTTACCAACTTTAGTTTCTGGTGAAATGTTAGTTGTCATAATGATTGAAGGATATAGTGAAGTTAAATCCAAGTCATATATCCATTCGTACTTACCAACGATAGGTGCCTTAACATATGCTCCAATGAATTTCTCTTGGTCATTATCTCTAAGTGCTTGCATCCTTTCTTGTCTATCCGCAGGTTTGTTAGGAGCTACAATGTTTCTTCTTTTAAGGTAACATAACAATGCACCCTCTAAGTATTTTGATGAGTAAACGAAATCTTCATAAGGTACGTGTCCAGCGTGACAGATACCCCTAGCTGTATCAATGAATTGTAGTTTAGCATCCATATCAACCACCAATTGAACATCCACTAAGTTATACTCAATAAACTTCTCAATATCTTCTTTAAATAAATCATCCAAATTACCAGAGTACTCAACCTTACCTCTACCCAATTCCTTCATAGCAATACTATCCAAACGATAGTTATCTAATTCCGAATAGGTGAAGTTCTTATATAGAGCAAGGTAATCTAAATAAGATACACCGGCCATATAAAATCTCTTACGATATGGAGACCAGAAACATTCACCTATTGGGCTTAATCTATTAGCGTGCTTAACACCTAATAGTCTTTTAATACGATTATATAAATAAGGAGTATCAAAGTTATCAATGTTCCAACCAGTTACGATTGTTGGATTAATATACTCATATAATTCTAAATATTTCATACACATATCCCTCTCATCTTTAAAAGGAATTACAGTACGATTGCCGGTTTTCTTTTCAGTCATCTTACCAGCTTTATCCATAATCAAAACCCAATAATGATTAGTAGCAGAATCATGCAAACCAATAGCGGTTAATTCATTTTCTGATTTTTCTACATCGGGCAAACCACTATCCATTTCACACTCAATATCATAAGTAAGTGTAACGTGTCCTTCTGATGGAATATCCGAATCAGTATATGTATCAACTAAAACTCTAGTGGTTTCAGCTACATCCGATTCAAAAAGATTTGGGTCATCTTTTGTGAATTTAAAAATCTTATCTAATTTATCTCCATACAACGAAGTGTATTGTCCTCTTTGTGCTTTTTCATAAGCATATCTAACATAAGGGAAAGTTCTATAACCTAACTTGTCATCCCAAATGTGTACTAAATTTCTTTCTCTCTGATAATAAATGTTCTGATACAAATTCTTTCTATTTTATAATTAATCTACAAATACTCTTGCCATTTTTTCAAAGTTGTTTTCAATATCCCAACTCTTTAATGAATTCTCCCATAACAATGCTTTGGCAATAGCACTTACATCCGGTCTTTCAATTGTTTCATCCAATAATCCAATTATCTTTTCTTTAAATTGAGCCTTACCATCGTAAAGAAGTGGATAATCATTCCCAACCATCTCAGGATAACACAATCCATTTGGTAATAAATATGGTACACCTCTACTTAGACCATCAGTTGTACTCATACTCCAAGCAGAATATGTTTGGAAACAACCTACACCAAAATGAGCTTGTGATAATTGATTCATATACACACTTCTATCAGCATGTCCAATGTATTTTGTATATGGTTTCTTCATATCCTTCAAGCTAGTCCATACTTCAAAATCTTGTCTTTCATTCCATAGTTCATCCATAGTTTGAAAGAACCACTCTGAACCTGTATATACACCTTCTCTATGATTAAATACGATTGTTTTCTTTTGATATCCAGTTGGTTCTACAAATTCATCCGTACCCAAATACCAAGGCTGAATAATCTTATCTAATTTTTCTATGATGTGTGGTTGGAAATCTTCAGCTGCTCTTTTAAGAACTAAGTCTTTAACCCATTGAGAGTTTACACCACACACTTTCATATCTAATGTACCCTTAATGTTTTTCCAAAATGAATTATCATCTCTAGCTCCATTATCTTTTATCTCCCACCAATGGCAATAACCAATAATAGGTTGTGTCTTATTGTAGATACGAGTGATTTTAAATTCATGTGTCCATTCAGGCAAATGTGACCATACTAAATTAAATTGTTCTTTCTCAATTAATCTATCAAAAAATTTATGAGGATAGTGTACTCTCATCTTAGGAGGAAAGCAATCTATTCCATCCATTTTACGAAGCGATACATTCGGATATTCAAATTGATTGATGATGCCCGGATGATTGTTCATATCAGGATATGGAAGAACCCATTCCCATTCTTTACCTATTTTAGTGTTATCTAAAAAAGATTTAAACACCAATAAGAATGAATCCCTATTGATATCCTTTTCTTGTCCAAAGTTTGTGTAGTTTGGTATTACTAATACTTTCATTTTACAAATATACGAAATTTTATTGATAAGGCAAAATAAATGGGGAGATAAAACTCCCCATTTTATTATTTATGAAATATATCATATAAGGTTTGTGCATCGGATTGTATCTTAAGATTATTTGCAAATAATTTATTTGCATTTTGCTTTACAATTTCAAGATTGGTTTCAGAAAACCATTCCCAATAACCAATGTTTGTGATGTTATGGTCTCCATCTGATACCGACCTATTATGATGCTTTTGTTGAATTATACAATTTTCTAATGTATATCCACCATCTTGGTTTTTTCTTCCCAAATCCAAATTAGCAGCATCTCTAGCATTTGGTTTTGTATTAAAATTAATTTTAACAATTTCAGGTTTTTTGTAACTTTCTTTTGTAAGTTTAACCACATCAAACATATATTGTCCATGAGCTTCACAAAGTACTTTAATTGGTGAAAGTAAAGTATCAACAATTTGGTCTTTGTCAATTGTTACACCATTACCATTTGCAGATTCTGCTATAATTGAATCATATACAGGCTTAATAATAACAGAAAAACGATTATCCATATCTTTTCCAGCAGAGAATAGAGGACTTGGGTCATCAGCATCACTATCATCTGATACTTCTTCAATCCGTTCACATAATTTATCTACAAATTTTACTACTACGGTATTTATTTGATTTTGATTATGTCTATCTTCCATACCAGGAATATTATTCAATAATTCAATGACAGTATCAACACAGGCCATCGCAAAATCTTCTTTACCAATACCAGCATCTTCTAAATTTTTAGCATCAGTTGTTTCGTTTAATGAATCTAATATTTCCTTTCGCTTTTCTTCATAAGAAGTCCATTTTTCATGTTTTGAAATTGTATCAATTAATTTTAATTCAGCTAATGCATCTGAATATCTTAACCCAGATTGATGTATAGCAAGTAATTGTGCTTCTATCTCAGATTCCAAAGATGTATAATATAAAGGTCCTCTTTTATCATAAGATGCCAACCTTCTTAATCCTAAGAATCGTATTGGGATAATTTCACTATATTCTGATAATTTTGATTTGTAACTTTTAACTGCTCCAGAAAATAATAAAATAGTTGTATTACCTACAAATGTTTGTAATTTGTCGATTTCAGTTCTCAATCCTTCTATGTTAAATTTGTTCCTTAAAAACAAGTCATTACCATCAGTTCTCATTATTTTTCCAACAAATGAAAGAAATGCTTTTTGATATTCAATCCATTTGTTTGAATTATTATTAATACCTAATATTTCAAGCATATGTACAAAAATACTTTCTTTTCTAACTTCAATAGAAACTGCAGATTTGTTCAATGTATTATTAAAATTTAAAACATTTTCGCAAATACTTTGAATTGATACCATTTGGTCTGCTTTTTTAACTCCAGCTTTCTTTTGTCTTTTAGCTTCATCCGATAAATAGGATTTTACTTCGATTAATATTTCAATACTATGTGAAAGTGAATAATCCTCTTTCCACCCATCAATACTTTTATATTTTTTAAGTAAACCATCTACAATTTTAGTAACAATAGATACTGGAACTTTACTATTATATAACCAACATACTAAAGTCGTTATATGACCTCTATCTTTCATTAAGAAATTCTTAAATGAAAATACTTTATCTTCAATCCAAGATATAGGCATCTGATTGTATGATGCAATCCCTATTCCAATTTTAATTGCATATTCTAATTTATCTTTTAATACAGAATTAACACTAAAATTTGGAGTTCTATTCCAAATTGAGTTAAAAATATAATAAATTAGTTTGGTAACTTTTCCAGCTTCTTCTTTTTCTTTAAAGACTTCTCTAATTTCACCAATTGTTGTTGGTATGATACTAATTCGTTCATTACCTTTTACGAATTGCTCTAACTTTTCAATTAATTTCATTTAATGGATTTTATGGTTTTAAATTTTGTTTATATACAAATATACGAAAAATACCCGAAACTGCCAAGCATTTTAGGTACTATTTTATAGGTTTTTTCTAACTAATTGATTATCAATAAGTTATATATTACCAAAAATTTTGAGTACCTTCAGGTACTTCGTATGTAGTTAGGTGATGTACCACTTCTGTGTTGTATGAAGCTGTATCTTTTGGATAAGGTCTGATTTCGTGTTTCAATCGTTTCATCAAATCTTTTTTTTCTTTTTTATCTTGCGCAAGTATCTGAACATATCTATGCTTTGGTGGTTCTTCCCTTCTCCAAAACTCTTTATATCCTTGCTTACCGATTTCCATTTGTAAGTGTGCTAAGTTACCACTACCCCACATTGAGAATACAGTTCTACTATGAATCCATTGATACGGGTCTTTATGTAATGATATACCCCAATTTGGCATTAGGGCAATATCAGTAGATAATCCTTGATAAATCCAATTGGTAGCCTGATAGATTCCTCCTAAGTGAGCTTGTCCGTTATCGGCGTATGAAAGTAATACCTTAATATTTTTATCGTGCTCTTTTAACCATTTGAAAGACTGTCCTAATGCATATGATTCAATGTTAGAACCATAACCATCATCACAATATAAACGGGTCAATTCTAAAATGTTATCTTTGGTTAATCCTTCACAAATAGAAGTAGATGCTTTTGCTCCAACAGGAAACCCATAGATTAAACACCCTATAAGCTTATCACCATCAAAGGTATTGGCATCTTCTGATTTGTAATATATTCCAATTGCATATCTACAAGCTGTCCAAGCGTGAGTATAGTGCTTCTTAACAATAATATCTTTAGCGATACTCTTTGCTATTGGTGCTACATATACTTTGGATGTATCACAATAATTTTTACCTTCTACCTTCATTCTTTTTTGCTTGTTTTGCTTTTTCTAAAATAGATAAACTTCGTTCAGCCTTTGCTAATTTTTGTCTTTGTTTCAATTCTTTCACATAACCAGCAGGGTATTTGTTCTCTACTGATATAGGTCCATTTGGGAATTTATCCAAATCATATTTCCAAATTGATTCACACCCGTCATCATCTTTATAGATGTGTTCAAATTTACGTGGTTTATCCTTAACGCTTGGTTCTACTTTTGCCATAACATTACAAATATACGAAATTATTCTGAAACTACCAAATCTATCGGGTCCATCTTATGCACCTCATCAATAATATCCAACTCTACCTTTGGATATGGGAATACCTCATGTTTAAGCGATTTTAAGAGGGCTTTACGTTCCTTCTTATCTTTGGTTAGAATATACACATATCGGTGCTTACGGGGTTCTCTTTTAATCCAGAATGGGCTTGTAACCATTGTCTGAATTATCTTCGGGTCATTCGTTCCGTACTTAACATAAGATGTCCGAGAATGATGCCATTCATCATCTTCACTCCATTTAAAAGACCAACTATCTGACCATCTGATTTTGTTACCTTGATATATCCAATTTGTAGCCTGATATACCGTTCCTAAATGCCCAGCGTTTGGGTCTGAATATGATATTAGTGCTTTGATACGAGGTACATTAGTTCTTAACCATTCAAAAGTTTGTCCAACAAACCAACTCTCAATATTACTACCATATCCATCGAATACAAATAGTCGTGTTAATTCTAATACACCATCTCTAGGAAGTAATTCGGAAATTGATGCGCCGGCATTTCTACCAACCGGGTCACCATAACAGGCTACACCAACAAGTTGTTCATTCACCCCACTAAAGAATGAATGTTCATCATCGGATATATAAAATAATCCAATGGCATAGGATACCTTTGTCCATATCCCACTATAATGGTTATTGACAATGATATCCTTTGCTATGTTCTTATTAATCTCTCTAATTGAAAATTTAGAGATATCGCAATATTGTTTACCTTCTACTTTCATAAGCTACCACTCCAAAAATGATTTAAATGAGTCCAAGTTTTACGTTGAATTATCTTCAATACATTTGATGGTGATACCTTATTGTTTTGGGCAATAACTTTAATATTACGATGACCCATTCTCCATAGGTCTCTAATGATTAAAACTTGTTCCTCTGTCAGTTTTGCTGACGGGTGTTGCTGCCCTCTTAAAATTGCCATAAATGTAACCTTTATTTTTTTGTTCTACTTCAATCCTTCGTTGATAGCGTTTACATACGCCATCTTAGAAGACATTCCAGTAAATCTATTTATTTCTACTCCGTCTTTTACCAATACTACAGTTGGTACTGAACGTACTCCGTATTCCGTTGCCGCTTCGTATGCCTCATCTACATCATAATCAGTAAACTTAACATTATTAAATTGTCCTTTAATCTCATTCATAACAGGAGCTAATGCTCTGCATGGTCCACACCATGCTGCTGAAAATTTCTTTACTTCTAACATCTTCTTTTCTTTTTTTAATTGTTTATGCTTCACAACTTACACAGTCAGGGTTCATAGCTTGTTGAGCTATATCTCCTCTCAATACTGATTCAGTTCTCATGTAATATAATGTTTTAACTCCTTGCTTCCAAGCTTCCAAATGTACCTGATTAATCCACTTAGGGTCAGCTATTGCTGGAAATGCTAAATTCAATGAAACCGCTTGGTCTATATATTGTTGTCTAACACCTGCTTGTCTTACTAAATCTAATTGATTGATTTCTTTGAATGTTTTGAATACATCTTTAACTGATGTACACTTATGTTTTGCCTCACCTTCTACTTCTTTACACTCTACAATCTTTCCATCTACATAACACCACTCATCTAAGAAATCCAATCCCATCACAGAACCACCATCTGCTAAAATTTTATCCCAAGTTTCTTTTGTATCAAATCCAATTTTCTTTAACACCTTTTTTAATTCAGGATTCTTTCTGATGAAAGTTCCTTTTGATGTTTGTTCTGTAAATACATTAGCTGCCCAAGGTTCAATACCACTACTTACGTTACCACTCAATTTAGAGTTTGATACCGTAGGTGCTACTGCTCTTAAGTGTGTATTTCTCATACCACTTTCTTTACACCATAGGGGTTCACCATATTCAGTTGCTAACCATCTACTTGCTCTTTCACTTTCAATCTTTAATTGAGAGAAAATCTTACGGGTTTCAAATTGTGCTTGTAATCCTTCAAATGGTAATCCTTTTTGTTGTAAGTAAGTGTGCCATCCTAATACACCCAATCCCAATGCTCTACCTCTTTCTGCTGAACGAACTGAATTTTCAAATCCTTTTAAGTTTTTAGCTCTTTGGATAAATTCTTCCAATACACCATCTAAGAAAATAGTAGATGTATAAACTAAATCAGTATCTTTCCACTCATCGTACTTTGCCAAGTTTAATGAACTTAAGCAACAAACAAATGAATGTTGTTCATCGGTATGTAATACGATTTCAGAACATATATTAGTCATATGTACTTTCAATCCATTCTTCTTATACATTTCAGGATTTGCTTTGTTTACATTTCCTTTATACATAATATATGGTTCACCAGTTGCTTTTCTTTTTTGTAATAGCTTACCCCACTTTCTACGAGCATCAGGCTCACCTTCTTCCAACTTCTTCATAAATCTATCACTAATTACAACACATTGATGTAAATTAAGTGATTGTCTATTAACATCACCTTTGGGTTCTCTAATCTCTAAAAAATCTTCAAAATCTTTGTGTTCAATTTTAATGTTCACCGATGCTGCTCCTCTACGAACTGAACCTTGGTTTGTAGCAAGTATCGTTGAATCATAGATTTTACAAAATGGAACTACACCATCCGATGTACCATTACCAGTAATTTTAGTACCAGCCGGTCTAATCATATTGATACCAATACCAACACCACCACCATGCTTTGCTAACAACATTAATTCTAAATTCTTAGAACCAATCTCATAGATACTATCACCCACATCAATACCAAAGCATGAAATAGGTAATCCTCTATCAGTTCCAGTGTTTGCTAATACTGGCGTTGCTAAACATAACCAACCTTTCCACATATAATCAAAAAACTTTGTTGCTAATTGTGGTTTATCCAATCTCTTAGCAACTGCCGTAGCAACTCTCCAATATGCATCTTTTGGCTTTTCGCCTGATTGTAAATAAGTTTTTGATATAGTTTTTATGTATATCTCATTGTTTCCCCAAGAAGGAAAATCAACATCAATTTCCCATCCATTTTCTTCTCCGTAATTTTTCATAAACTTTTTTTAAAATATATCATCCCAATTTTCACCTTCACCAGCCTTACTATAATCAGTAGGTCTCATAGCGAAGAAATCCGTATGGGTTACTCCACCTGTAAGATGGTAGAACCAATCTAATTCAGATGCTTTCTTTTCGTTAAACTCAAAGTAGTCATCTCCACCTTTAATTGGGTTGTATCCTAATTCTCCTAATTTTTCATTAACTCTTTTTGTAATAAATTCTTTTAGGTTATCTTTTTTAAGATTGTCTAAATCACCCATTTCAAAAATCTTATCAATGAATTTGTGTTCCAAATCTCTAATCATTTCAGCTGCTTTGTAGATATCAGCTTTAGCTTCTTCTAATAATTCAGGAAATTCCTCACACATATGTCTGAATAATTGACATCCCATCTTTGAATGTAGTGATTCATCTCTAACACTCCACTTCATTTGTTGTCCGATTCCTTTCAATAGATTTCTCATTTGGAAAGAATACAATACAGCGAATGATGAATATAATGCTACACCTTCCGCAAATGCCGAAAAGATAGCAAGTGAACGAGCAACTTCAACTCTAGCTTTATGATTTGTTTTCAAATCTTCAGGTGTCCAATCTGCGGTTGTATTTGTTAATAACTCAAATCTTTCCTTCATTGTTTCATCATGTAGGAAACCTGCAAAATCATCCAATCCTAATGTTTCGTTAAGATATGAATATGCAACTGAATGTATTGTTTCTTGTGAACCAAATGCCATTGCCATCTGTCTAATCTCATGCTTTGGAAACCATTTAGTTACCATACCAGTCCAATAGTCTGATACTGCACATTCAGTTTGAGCAAATCCTAAAAGTATATTTCCAACTAAATGTTTTTCCTCTTTTGTTAAATTCTCATTCCAATCCTTCACATCACCCTGCATTGGGATTTCAGTATGTAACCAAAATGCTTGCATTTGCTTTAACCAACCTTCATTGTAGTAGTCTGGGTATTCAAATGGTTTGTAGGGGATTCTCTCAGTAAATAATTTGCTCATAGTGTAATCTAGTTTTGTAAGTTCTTTAGGGGTGAATATAAATACAATATATACTCATAAACCTTCTGAAATTTACAAATATTTTTAATATTTTTTGTCTATTGTTATTAATGTCTATTATAACATATAGTTAGGGGAGCTTTCACTCCCCTATCATATTATGCTGCCTTTTGTTCTTCCGTAGAAGCTTTCTTATAGGCTGTAACTAATTTCTTTAATTCACCAATTGCCTTACGAGCTCTTGATTTGTTTACTTTCTTAGTTCCGTTGTGCTCTGTTTCAAATGTTGTAAACAAAGTCTTCATTTGTTCGAATAGTTCTTGACTGTTCATAGTTTTTGTTTTTAATTGTTATTATTAACCTAATCCAGATACAAGTGCCGGTTTTGCGCCAGGCATTGTATCTAAGTATTTTTTGTGTAACATTTGCTTCTCCATTTCAGCACCACTAGCACTTTCTTTAGATGCTATGATACCATCAGATGAAGTTGCTGCATATACATCTATTGTTCCAGTATTAGTATACATTTTAGAAGGGAAGGTTAAACCATCCGAACCAAAACGATTCTTCATAATGTGTACTCTAGCCGTATTGTTTATCTTATCTTTTGCTTTTCTACTTAAACTCATAATAAAGTCAGCGTTCATTACTTTAGCGTAACTATCTGCAATCTTATCAGCTTCAATAACCTCACTATCAATTGCTGAACGATTTGTTTGTGATGCTGTCCAAATTGGTATTTGTAACTCACCACTCATTCCTCTCAAATCGATATATACTCCACCTTGCTCAGCGTATGTACTATCAGTTTTGTTTGAGTGTGATAATAACAAATCGGCGTAATCCACAATAATTAAATCGGGCTTATTACCAGCTGCTATCATTTTCTCAATATGAAGTTGGATTGTCTTTGATGATGCTCCTTTAGGTGGATAGTATTTAACTTTTAGTTTACCAGGCAATCTTTTAAGTTTACTATATACTTCTTCTTTCTTTTCTTTTAAAGAAACAGATGGAATATGAGTAAACACAGTATCGTATCTTAATCCTACATAATGTTGAGAAAGTTCTAATGTATAATGTACTACGGTCTTACCAGCTCTTACAGCTGCTGCTCCCAAACACGCTAACATCCAACTCTTACCAACACCAGAAGGTGCTACTACTACTCCCAATTCACCCGGTCCTAATCCACCACCCATTAAATCATCAACGCAATCCCATCCAGTTGCTACAGTCTCTCTACCAGTCTCACTAAATCTTTCCTCAAAATCTAAAAGGTAATCCATACCTAAATCTGATTCAACTCCAACCTTCATTGCCTTATCAACTAAGTCTTTGATTCTATCGTAGTTGCCTGATTTCAATAAATCTACCGATTGTAGAATTACGTTCTTCATATTTTGATTGATACAAAATGATGTGAATTCGTTTTTCACATATTCAAAATCATCTTGTCCAATTTGTGTGTAGACCGTTTTGAGTTGCTCTACTACTGCTTTCTTTAACGATGGATTATCTAGCTTTGATACTTGCCCTTTGAATACATCTAATGTAGGTTCTTTCTTATACTCATCGTAATAATCTTTAATCTCTTGTACTATCCATTTGTTAGCATCTGATTCGAAGAATTTCTTATCAATGATTTCACACAATGTGTCCATCATTCTAACATCGGTAAGTAAAGCAGATATTACTTTAGCTTGAAACGATTGCCCATATTTAGAGAGTGTATCTACTTGCTCTGCCATCTATTTTACTATTATATTTGTATAAGTTGATTTCAACCAATCGTTTATATCTTTCCAATTTTGAAGTATTTTGTACTTCATTGCTGCTTTGATAAAATCCATCTTATCAAACTTCTTATTAGGTTCGTTAAAACGGTCTAATATTTTAAGAGTTTGATTTGTATTGATATGTGCTTCTTCTAATTGCATGATTTGTCTATTTCTCAATACCTCATTCTTTTGTGAAAGGATATCAGCGTATATTTTTGCATCATCTTTCTTAGCTTCACATATACCAAAGAATTCATCAAAGGTAATTAATCTATCTTCCTCTAATTCAGGGAATCTTTTCAATACAGTCTTTAAACCACATCCTTTAACGCCAGGAATATTATCTGAATTATCACCATCCAATGTTCTGAATAGTAAAAGGTTTTGTGGGTACATTCCCCATTCTGCTTTTACCATCTCTCTATCATAAAGTTTCTTTTTAGTTGGTGAATAAACTTTCGTCTTATCATCTACTAATTGTAAAAAATCTTTATCCGTTGATACAATAATACATTCTTCATCTTCAGTCAATATTTGTCTAGCTATGTTAGCTATCACATCATCAGCTTCGATTCCATCGTATATCATTGTTGTAATTGGAAGTGAATCTAACAAATCAACTAACCAAACAAATTGGCGTTTCATTGAAAGTTGTTCTTCTTCCTGTGACATCATTTCAGGATATTGTCTATTAACTCTAAAACGATTTTTACCTCTATCAGCTTTATATCCTTCAAACACTTCCTTTCTACCTTTAGAACCACCCTTACCATCAAAGATAAGAACTACTCTAGTCGGATTGAATTGGCGTATTTGAGAACCAATTGAATTTAATGAACCAATAACTCCACCCGTATGGTCACCATCCTCATTCATTGTAGGGTTGGTAGTCCAACTACGGATGAAGGTATTAAGTCCATCAATGACAAGAACTCTACTATTACGCACTCTTAAGTGTGATGTCTCATGTTCTGATTCTACTTCGTTAAGAAGCTTTTTGTATAATTCTTTCATTTGTTTTGTAACCTTTTATTTTAATCCCCAATTACTTCTGAATCTACAATTAAGTTATCAGAGTCTAGTGAATCTTTTTTGTATTGTAAAATTGTTGCCTCACAAATCCTTTTGTAGATTTGTTCTTTAACTTCCGTATTGTTTTGTAATGTAGAAGGAAAATCTTTCGCTTGGAACTTAATGATTTCACCAGTATCAATATCAGTATATTCATACCATGCACCACTTTGTTTTACGATTCCATTTTCTTTCATCATTCCCAACCATGCTCCGTAGTTATCAATACCTCTATCAAAGAAGATATCGAAATCTGCTGAACGTAATGGTGGTCCCATACGATTCTTTACAACCTGGCATCTTACTTTGATACCAACAATTCTATCGTTACCATTTTCTTTCGCCTTAATCGTTCCCATACTCTTTAATCTCAAACGAACTGATGCATGGAAAGCGATTGCTTTACCACCAGAAGTTGTCCAAGGGTCAGAGAATGGCATTGCGTTCATCTTCTGTCTTAATTGATTTGTGAAAACTAGAGTGATTTTCTGTCTACCAATAAGATTTGTGATTTTACGCATTGCTTTGGAAATGATAATTGCTTTATCCGTAGCGTAACCATCCTTACCATAATCAGCTTCCATCTCCTTTTCAGTTGATGCTGCTGCTACTGAATCCACAACGATTGTTACATACTTATCTTTCGATGAAACTCTTACCTTTTCGATAATCGTTTCCGTATATTCAAAACATTGTTCAACAGTCTCAGCTGCTACATAAAGTAATTTGGTTGTATCTACTCCAATGGCTTCTAAGAATTCTCTACTTACGGCGTTCTCCGTGTCAATCAATACAGCGATACCACCTAACTTTTGAGTTTCGGCAAGTAAGTGAGCTGATACTAATGATTTACCACTTTGTTCTAATCCAGTAATTTCGGTAATTCTACCAACAGGCAAACCTCCATAAGGTCTATTAGAGATTGCCACATCCAACATTGATGCTCCAGTTGATACCCAACCTTCTACGTTTGTAGGGGAGTCATTGTTGTCCAAAAAGAATGCTACCTTTTGGTCTTTTGCTTGTTTGTTTAGGGAGTCCGCTAGCACTTCTGCTAAGTCTACCTCTTTAGTTGCTTTCGCCATGTTGTTACTTATTTACTATGAATTGAAAAGGTCATCAAATGCTGATGCTACATCATCGATTTTCTTCGGTGATTCTTTTGGTGCTGATTTTACGTCATCAACATCAAATGGTGCTTCATCATTTTTTGCGGTAGATGCTAACGTTTCTACTGCTGCAGTAGATGTATCTTCATCACCATTAGCGGATGGATTTAACCAACCTTCTAATACATTTTTCAATTCCGAATAAGTCAACTCTTGGTAAAGGTCTGTGATTTCGGTTTGTCCATTAATAAACTTATCAGTTTCTTCTTTAGTTGCTGCTAAAGGAGTTTCCTTTGGTTTAACACGGATTGTTGTTACAGGGTAAGAAGTACCACTGTCTTCTGCTGATACTACTTCAACAGTAATATCTCTACCTTCATTTGGGTCAGTAATATCACCATAATCTGGGTCAGCGATGTAACCTAAGATTTCCTGATAAACTGTCTTTCCAAAGCCCCAGAATCTTACACCTTCACCTTCTTCACCTCTTACCAATACTGGTACAAATGTTCTAAGTTTTGGCTCCATTTTCTTGGCAGCTTTCCAATCTTCCTTATCACCCATTCTTTTCAACTTATCAGCAAACTCAACGATAGGGTCAGGTCTGCCAAAAGAAGATGGAGATAGATAAGATTTGTTGTTAATGTTGTAGTGAAAAAATAATTCAATAAAAGGATTCTCTTTGTTGAATTTGTAAGGGACTAAACGAATAGTGTGTTTGCCCGGAGCTGGTTTCCAAAGTTCTACTTTCTTTGAAGTTGTGCTTTGTAGTTTGTTCAGTCTACCT